TAGACAATAATTTTAAAGATCACAAATTTAGTGTTTCAAATACACAAGACTTTACTTCATTCCAAATTAAAATTGTGTTTAATGGAACTAACTCCGCTTTTCCGGCGAGATTAAAAGACTTCAGAGCAATTGCTCTGGCAATTTAGTATGTTAAGAGTAAAAGTAGAAGGATATAATAGTTTAGTACGAGATGTTAGTTCAAACGCTATCATTAATACTAATACAAGTGAATATTCAGTATATTTAGCAAGAGTTAAAGCTAGAGAAAAACAGGGTGATGATTATAGACATGCAGTTAAAGAGATAAATAGTTTAAAGGAAGAATTAAGAGAAATTAAGTCTTTATTAAAAGGAATAACGAAGAAGTAAAATGGCAATTAGAACAATAGCATTAACAGACACATTAGAAACTTTTAGAACAGAGTTTAATAATATGACATCACTAGATTTTGGTGATGCAGCAACACTAGCTGGCGCAGGATTATCTTCTACGACCGTTGTAGGTGCTGTTATTGAACTTGCTGGAGTTGTAGCAGCTGCTCAAGGGTTTTATATTAATGATGGTACAACTTCACAACTTATTGGTGCCGGTCAAACTTTTAATTTAGCAAGTTCATCAAACATAACTGCAGTAGTTTCAGCTACAGATACATTAACATTAAATTTAACAGATAGTATAGGTGTTACAGGTACATCACATACTTTTGGTAACGTTACACTTGCGAATGGCTCATTAACAGATTCAAGTGGCGCTATTTCTTTCGGTAATGAAAACTTAACAACAACAGGTACATTAAACGTAACTGGATTAACTACACTTGGAACGACAACTATGTCGGGTCTTACAAGTTCAGGTATACAAATTACAACAAATGGAACTATTATTTTCGAAGGGTCTTCAAATAATACTAGTGAAACAACATTAACAGTTGTTAATCCTACAGTAGATAGAGTACTAACTATACCAGATGAAACCGGTACAATTGTTTCTTCAGGTTCAATAGACGTAGTTTCAGAAGCTATGATGGCAGATGATTCTATTGGTTCTGTTCAAATGAAAACTCTTTCTACTTTACAAATATTAAATTCGGCAGGTACTGTCGTTAAAACTATCCACGGAGCAGGGGCGTAAAAACCTTTATAAATAACTATATAATAATAAACAGGAGTAATTTATGACTGAAGAAGTAAAAAAACCAACAACAGCTACGGCACCAAATGCAGTAGCACCAACACAAGAAGCAATAACTGACTTGATAACAATTGATGGAAAAGAATATAGTTTAAATGCACTACCATTAGTGATTAGAAATGGTCTTGTTGCTAGACAAGAAATACAACAATCAAAAGTAAGACATGAAATGGAACTAGAGAAAATTGACGTTCTAACTAATCATTATAATGATAAGATTAAAAAAGGATTAGAAGAATTTAATGGCAGCGACAGCAAACCTAAGGATTGATCAGGGAACCACTTTCACAACTGATGTTACCGTTATTGGAAGTAGCGGTGATGTCTATGATTTAACTGGATATACTGCTAGTGCTAAACTAGCAAAGGGATACTCTAGTACATCAACTAGAACATCTTTTACAACTACAATTAATTCTGATCCGACAACTGGTATAATTACACTCCGATTATCGGCAGATCAAACAAATGCTCTTGAAGCACCCGCTAGATATGTCTATGATATAGAGATATTAAAGACTTCTGATAGTACAGTTACTAGAGTTATTGAAGGAATTATTACAATTAGTCCATCTGTTGCCACTTAATCTTTGATAAATAGTTATTATAAATATACTATACAAAAGAGAGAGATTTATGGCTACAGCAAAAATTAATTCAAGTAATTCAAGCCTTAGAGCACAAATAAATTCAAGTGATTCATCTGGACCTAAGCAGGTTTCCATATCTGTACCTAGTGCAGTAATTTCTCAAACTTTTAAACAATTAAATGACGTGAATGTCACGGACCTAGTGGACGGTGCCTTGATACAATATGATGCTGCATCAGATAAATTTATAACAAAAAATGAAATAATAACAGCCACAGGAACATTAACAATAACTGGTGGATCATTTTAACAAGAGAGAAATTAAATGGCAACAATAATTCAGATTAAACGATCCGCAGGAGCAACAGCACCCTCTACCCTTAAACTTGGAGAATTAGCATATACTTATGCCACAGGTACTCAAACTAATCTAGGAGATAGACTATTCGTTGGAGAAGGTGGAGTTGATAGTAACGGAGACGCAAACGTCATTTCAGTAATTGGCGGACAATATTTTACAGATAAATTAGATCACGTACATGGTACATTAACTGCTTCATCAGCGTTAATAGTTGATACTAACAAAGCAATAGATGAAATTCTTATAGGTAATAGTACAACAATTGGGGGTACTTTAAAATTAAATGAAGGTACTAACAACGGTAGTAGTTATGCTGCCATTAAAGCTCCTAATACTTTAGCGAGTAATATTACTTTTACATTACCAGACGCTTATGGAAGTGTCAATCAAGTTATACAAACTGATGCTGCTGGTGTTTTAAGTTTTGTAACCGTAGCCAGTGCTACATCTACAACAGTATTTACAAACAAAACATTTGATGCTAACGCAACAGGTAACTCAATAACAAATTTAGAAGTAGCTGATTTTGCTTCAGGCGTTATCGATACAGATATATCAACTGTTTCTGGATCAGATGATACAATTCCTTCAGCTAAAGCAGTTAAAACTTATATAGATGCACAAGTTCTTGCGGTAGATGTTGATATAGCAGGTGACACAGGTACAACTGCCATCACAGATGCTGAAACATTTACATTAGCAGGTGGAAATGGTATCTCTAGTATAGCTACTAATAACACAGTAACATTTGCTATTGATAATACGGTTGTAACAAGACATAACATACAAACTTTAAGTAGCAAAACAATTGATTTAACTGATAATACTGTAAACGGTACTTTCGCAGAATTTAATACTGCTGTATCAGATGCAACTTTAGTTTCTACAACAGGTACAGAAACATTATCCGGTAAAACACTTACAGCACCTAAATTTGTTGACGGTGGTTTTATTGCTGACGCTAATGGTAATGAGTTAATTCTTTTACAAACAGAAACATCTGCTGTTAATGAATTAGAAGTTACTAACGCAGCTACATCTAACGCTGTTAAGATTGCTACTTCAGGTGGCGATACAAACATTGACTTAAAACTTAGCCCAAAAGGTAGTGGTGTTGTTGATGTTGACTCAAGTAGAATTACAAACGTAACTGATCCCTCTGGATCACAAGACGCTGCTACTAAAGCATACGTTGATAGTGTTGCGAATGGTTTAGATGTTAAAGAATCAGTTAGAGTTGCTACAACAGCTGCTCTTGCTACTTCAACTTATCATAATGGTAATGGAACAATCACTGCTAACGGCAATGGTGCTTTAGCGATTGATGGTGTTACACTTACAAGTGGTGATAGAGTTTTAATTAAAAATCAAGCAAGTGCTGTTCAAAATGGTATATACACAGTTACAACAACTGGTAGTGCTAGTGCAGTCTTTGTATTAACAAGAGGTCCAGACGCTGACACAGCTGCTGAATTAACAGGTGGAACATTCTTCTTTGTTGAAGAAGGTACAACGAATGCTGAAAATGGTTATGTTGCTACTCACAATGGTACACCTACATTAGGTACTACTAATATCGCATTTGCACAATTCTCTGGCGCTGGTCAAATTACTGCTGGTGCTGCTTTAAGTAAAAGTGGTAATACTTTAACTGTTGAAGTTGATGATAGTTCAATTGAAGTATCAGGTGACGCTTTACAAATTAAAGCTTCGGGTGTTGGTACTAACCAAATAGCTGATCTTGGAGTTACAACAGGTAAAATTAATAATCTCGCTGTTACAGCTGGGAAACTTGCTACTACATTAAATTTATCAGGTAAAACAATTACTTTACCTACTAGTTTTACAACAAACACAGGTACACAGACATTAACTAATAAAACAATTAATGGTCCTGACAATACTCTAACTAATATCGCTAACACAGCATTATCTAACAGTACAGTTACAGTTACTGGTGATACAGGTACACAAGCAATTGATTTTGGAGATACATTAACAGTAACAGGTGGTGAGGGTATAGATACTTCACAATCGGGAGATACATTAACTATCGCAGCTGAACTAGCAACTTCGTCAAATAAAGGTGTTGCTTCATTTAGTACTGATAACTTTGCAGTAAGTACAGGTGTGGTAACAGTAACAATTATTGACGGCGGAACTTATCCATAACAGTTACGTTAGTCCTAACGGAGCTAATTTACTATGACAACAGTTATAAAATTAAAAAAAAATGAATCAGCGAATAATGTTCCAACTACTTCTGATATAGTAGTAGGAGAAGTTGCTGTAAATACGACTGATAAAAAAATTTACGTTAGAGACTCTTCAAACAACATAGTTCAAGTAGCTTCTAATGATATTGACGAGGCAACTGCTTTAGCAATAGCACTAGGATAATATATGGCAAATACATTTAAACTAAAAACAAAAACAGGTGGAAGTACAGGTGCTAATACTTCTCAGACTGTTTACACTACACCTTCAACTACAACTGCTATAGTTTTAGGTCTTACTCTTTCAAATATTGCTGCGGTAAATATTGAAGTAACAGTTAATATAGAAAATGGTGACGGTGATAACGTTAGTGTTGTAACAAATGCTGAAATTCCTGCTAAAGCTTCTTTAGAAATAATGTCAGGAAATAAGTATGTCATGGAGACCACAGATATTTTAAAAGTTAAATCTAACACAGCGAATAGTGTAGATACAACTTTAAGTATAATGGAGATCGCATAGAATGGCGTCATATCTTGGTAAACCTCCAGTAAGAGTAACTGTAATTGGTGAAGATACAATTATCTCATCAAGCATACTAGACAACTCAATCACATCATCCGATATACTTAACTCAACCCTTACAGGTGCTAATTTAGCAAATGATATTGTACTTACTACTACAGGAAATATTTCAACAACCGGCGATCTAACAGTAGATACAAATACTTTATATGTTGACTCTACAAATAATAGAGTTGGTATAGGTACAACAAGTCCGTCACAAGCATTAACTATTAGTGGTGATGCTAACTCTGTTTTAATATCCTCAAATGATTATGACTTAATTAAACTAGGACCAAGAGCAACATCAGGAGCAAATTTAGATAGATCAATTTTTCAAATGTACTCTGGTGGTGTGGAAATAAATAGACTGGATTCAGTTGGTATTAATTATATAAATGGTGGTAATGTTGGTATAGGTACAACAAGTCCAGGAACAACATTAGACGTTTCTGGTACACTAAACGTATCAGCATTTATTGTTTCAAGTACATATATGGCTACAACAGAATTTAAACCAAATGTAAATGATGGTGCTGTATTAGGAACATCTTCTTCAGGATTTTCAGATTTATATTTAGCTGATGGTGGAGTAATTTATTTAGGTAACGACCAAGATACTACTATTACACATAATCCAGATACAGGCATAACACTTAATAATAATTTAACAGTCGGTGGCACAATAAATGCTGCTAACTTTAAACAAGCTGGTACTAATTTCGTAGATTCAATTCTAGTAGGTACTAATACTACTGGTACTTTAGATACTGCTACTTGTAACGTAGGTGTAGGTGTTCTTGCTTTATCAAGTATTACATCTGGTTGTGAAAACGTAGTAATGGGACATAAAACTGGACACTGTATTACTACAGGTAAACAAAACACTTTCTTAGGTCATCATTCAGGTTGTCTTACTTCGACAGGTTTTGCAAACACAGCAATTGGTACAAGAGCAATGGCTAGTAATACAACAGGTAATAGAAATATTGCCATAGGATATAGAGCATTGGCAGCCAATGTTTGTTGTGCTGACAATATTGTTATTGGTCATCAAGCATTAGAACAGGTATCACAATCTAAAAGTCATATTGCTATTGGTAATAGTGTTATGAGAAGCGCTGATGCTGGATCTGAATACAATATTGGTATAGGTGGAAATGCTTTATGTGGTAATACAACAGGTAGTTATAATGTTGCCATTGGTAATGGTTCTATGTTTAATGCTACAACAGCTGCTAATAATGTTGCAATAGGTTTTACTACTTTATATCATGGTACAACATATAGAGATAATTTTGCTTTAGGTTCTTGTACTATGTGTTGCGTTACAGGTAGTTACAATATTGCTATCGGTAACTCTAATATGAGAACTGCCTCAACAGCAGAAAAAAATATAGCAATAGGTTATCAGGTTCTGAATGCTGCCACAACAGCTGCTCGTAATACAGCAATTGGTTTTGAAAGTTTAAAAAGTACCACAACTGGTTCTGATAACGTAGCAATAGGCGCTTGTTCATTAACTGCTAACACAACAGGTAATTACAACGTAGGTCTAGGTGCTTACAATTTAGAAGCCAATGTTTCTGGAAGTTGTAATGTTGCTATCGGATACAAAGCATTAAATTTAAGTACCTGCAGTAGTAACGTTGCTGTTGGATATCATGCTTTAAGATTAAGTGTAACGGGAACTTGTAATGTTGCATTAGGACATGCCGCTGGAGAAGCCATACATGCTGGTTCTTCAGATAACGTTTTTATTGGTTTATGTGCAGGAAAATCCGCAGGAAGTGAAGCCGCTAATTGTGGTCAAAACGTAATGATAGGTGTACAAGCTGGTTCTAACGCTAACTTCTCAAGGCAAACAGTAAACATTGGTTATCAAGCAAATCAATATAACGGTGGTACTTCAAATATATCAATTGGTTATCAAGCAGGATTTTATAATAAAGGCGGCTCAAACGTTTTTATAGGTCAAAGTTCAGGTGTTGGTTTAAGTAACGGCACATCAACAGGTGGTAGTAACGTAGCAATGGGTCATTCTGCTATGAAAGGTTTTTCAACTGGAAATGGTAACGTAGCATTAGGAGTAAATGCTATGATGTGTGTTACAACTGGATGTGATAACGTTGCTTTAGGTTTAAATTCTTCATGTGGTATCACAACAGGTTGTAGAAACGTTGCTTTAGGTAGAGAATCTTTACGAGGAAATACCACAGGTAGTTTTAACGTTGCTGTAGGTTATCAAACATTATGTAAAAACACAACAGGAGCTCTCAACGTTGCCATAGGTGTTGAAACTCTTTATACAAACACAGTTGGAGTAAGAAACTTAGCAATTGGACGTAGAACATTATATAGTAACACTACAGGTAGTTACAATGTTAGTCTTGGTCAAGAATCTATGTATGATAACACAACGGGTGCTAATAATGTTGCTGTTGGTTATGAAGCTTTAAGAAGTAATACGATAGGCCAATTTAATAATGCTTTGGGTTATAGAGCTTTGTATGCAAGCACTACAGCTAATTACAATTCATCAATTGGTTTTGAAACTTTATTTAGTAATACAACAGGTAATAATAATATTGCATTAGGTTTCAGAGCTTTAAAATGTAATACTACAGGTGGACAAAACGTAGCTCTTGGTTCTTGTACTTTATTTGCTAATGTTTCAGCTACTGATAACGTTGCTATAGGTAATCAAGCATTAAAATCTTTGACAGGCACAAACACTGGTAGTAATGTTGCCATTGGAGCATGTGCTATGGAAAATGCTCAAGGTCAAAATAATACTGTTGTAGGTAGATGTGCTATGCCAAACGCTACTAGTAGTAATAACGTTGTTATGGGAAGACAATCATTAGCAGCTAGTGGTTCGGTTGGTAGTTATAATACTGCATTAGGATTTCAATCATTATGTAAAAATACAGCTCAAGGGAATACAGCAGTTGGGTCTCAATCAGGTTTTAGTAATACAACAGGTACTATAACTGCATTAGGTACTACATCATTATATACCAATACAACAGGTGACAGAAACACAGCAGTTGGGAATGGTACTTTATACTCAAACACAACGGGTAGTGATAACACTGCCGTAGGACATTTTAGTTTGTGTAAAAACACAACAGGATTATCTAATGTATCAGTGGGTTCAAATAGTATGTTTAGTAATGTTACTGGTCAACAAAATGTTGCTGTAGGTGCATATTCATTAAAGAGTAACACTAATGGTTGTTCTCAAATAGCTATTGGTACTAACTCTTTATGTACTAATACAACTGGTGTTAATAACGTTGCTATAGGACATAATTCTTTACGTTGTAATGTTTCTGGTATTAATAATGTAGGTATTGGTTACATGGCTCTTTGCTGTACTAAAGGTAATAGTAACGTAGGTATAGGTCATCAAGTATTACAAGTAAATACAACAGGTATTGATAATGTTGCGATAGGTTGTCAAGCTTTATTTAAAAATACAACTGCTCAACAAAATGTTGCTGTAGGTACTATGGCACTGGCATGTAATACAGTAGGTTGTGATAACGTTGCTATAGGAAGTAGAGCAATGTGTGCCAATACTACAGGAAATTTAAATGTATCTGTTGGTCGTTCAGCTTTAAGAGCAAATACCACTGGTAAATGTAACGTTGCTATAGGAGCTTTATCATTAACATCAAACACAACTGGTTTCTATAACACCGGTGTTGGTTATCAAGCGTTAACTACTAATACTTTTGGTCTTTGTAACACAGGATTAGGATATAGAGCGTTGGCTAGTAATACGACAGGTAATAATAATACTGCCCTAGGACTTATAGCTTTACAAGCAAATACCTCAGGATCTAATAATACTGCTGTTGGTTATTTTTCTTTAGTCAGTAACACAACAGGTGTTTGTAACACAGCGATAGGATCTAATAGTTTAAGAGCTAACACAATAGGTATTCGTAACACATCAGTAGGTAACGAATCTCTAAAATGTAATACAACAGGTAATTATAATACAAGTGTAGGTTATCAGTCCCTTAGATCGAATACAACAGGCGAGTACAATACTGCTGTTGGTGATGGTACTTTATACTCAAACACAACAGGACATTCTAATGTTGCATTAGGACGTTCAGCCCTACTTTTAAACACAATTGGTATTCAAAATGTAGCTGTAGGTAAAGATAGTTTACTTAACAATACAACTGGTGCTCAAAACGTATCTTTAGGTGTTAATACTTTGTGTGCTAACACAGTAGGTAAATATAATACTTCTATAGGTGCTTGTGCAATGAAAGCTAACATTACAGGACAAGAAAATACAGTATTAGGAGGTTTAGCATTAGACGCTAGTACCGCAGGTCATGGTAATGTATCAATAGGTTACGCTTCTTTGTCTAGTAGTCTAGTGGATTATAATGTTGCTATAGGTTTTGGTAGTATGTTTCTTAACACAACAGGTATTAGTAACACAGCAATAGGTACCGAAACTCTAAAAGCTAACACAACAGGTAATTATAATACAAGTGTAGGTTATCAATCTTTAAAAACTAACACAATAGGTGTTGATAATGTTGCTATGGGTTTTAGGGCTTTATGTGCTAACACAACAGGTACTTGTAACACAGCGATAGGTAGTTGTTCTTTATTTTCTAACACAACAGGTCACAGTAACACTGCCGTTGGTTTTAAAGCATTAGAAGATAACACATATGGTCAAAGTAACACTGCCGTTGGTTTTTGTGCATTGTGTAATAACACAACAGGTATTTCTAATACAGCAGTTGGTGTTAGAGCAGGAATGTTAAATCTTTACGGAACTAAAAATTCAAGTTTAGGTGAAAGTGCTTTACAAAATAACACTGTTGGTGGTCATAACGTAGCTATGGGTTATCAAGCATTAGTTTCTAATGCTGGAGGTGCTTGGAATACTGCTGTAGGTACATGTGCTTTATATACATCTTTAAATTATTATAATACTGCTGTAGGTGCAAACGCAGGTAAACTTCAAGGAACACAAGCAGCGAAATACAATATTTACTTAGGTTACAATGCTGGTTGTAATTTAACAACAGGTGCTGGTAACGTTATTATAGGTACAATACAACCTGAAAGTAATACAGGAAACAGACAATTAAAGATTGCTGGTTACGATGGTACAGACACTACAACTTGGATAACTGGTGACAGTTCAGGTAACGTAGGAATTGGAACTAATTCTGTAACAGGTGGTACAGCAAGAAGTTTACAAATTTCACATGATGGATCTGCTAGATTATTATTAGAAAATACTGGTGGTGGTCGTAAATATGGTTTCTTTGCAGGAACGGATGGAAAATTAGGTTTATATGATTATTCAGCTTCAGCACAAAGATTAGCTGTAGATACATCAGGAAATCTTGGATTGGGTACTACAATACCTAGTGGTGCAAGTAGTTCATCTTACAAACAATTTTTTGTAAGTACTGGTGGTGCTTTAGTAGATAGTGGAGGTAGTGGCCCAGCTACTATGCTTCTTAATAATAGTTATATTGGAAGTGGTAATAATAATTATGCTACTGCAACACAAAAAGCATCAAGAGTTTTATTAACAAGTGGTCGTATTGACTTTGCTACTGCCCCTTCAGTTTCGGCTAATGCTCAACAAACTTTTACTGATAGAATGCGTATTAATGACAATGGAGTTGTATCTGTACCTTCTGGTATTGCTCTTGGAGTAGGAACTGCAACCACAGCTTCAAATGTTTTAGACGATTATGAAGAAGGAACTTGGACACCTACTTATGGAGGTACAACTGGTTCGGCTGGTTCAGTAGCATATAATACACAAACAGGTAGATACACAAAAGTAGGTAATAAAGTTTTTGCAACAGGTGAAATTAGATTGAGTAATAAAGGTTCTTTTACTGGGGTAATTAGAGTATCAGGTTTACCATTTGCACCACTTTCAAATGCAGTAGAAAAAAATTTAGGTAGTATTGTTCTAGGTAATGTAGATTTTGCTACAGGTGTTGTAGGTTTTAATGGAATATTAGCATCTGGAAGTAATTTTTATATTAACAAAACAACAGATAATGCTGTTGAAGCAGAGCTTAATACAAGTAATGCTACTAATACATCTAATTTTTACTTTAACTTCACTTATACAACTACAACATAATGATTAACAACAACAAGAACTGGTAATAAGACATTTAAAACTAGTATAAATAAAAGTATAAATTAAATCATGGAGAAATTATGGAATTAAACACATATATTGTCGAAGGTGGTGTAGGAAAATGTACAGCATTTACAGCTCTTGTTGACAAACTAGCAAAAAAAGCAAACTCAGGCATTCAAGTATACACACCGTATATTTCATGCTTCGCAAATAACCCTAACGTAAAACTTGCATTCGAACAAACTTTACCGTTATCAGACAAACGTATTATGGCTTCTAGTAATATCTATTACTCAGAACCTTATAAATCTAATTTTCAATTTGGTAATCAACACTTAATAGAAGCTTACTCAAATTTACATGATGTTAAATTTGATACAAGTATGGTTCCTAAGATGTTTACTGAACAATTAAAACCAATTGTTGATAAATGGAAAGAAGAAAAGAAAGTAAATAAAGATTACATATTGGTACAATTTACAGGAGGCCAAAGTGCTTGGACAGGAGGTGCTCCAAATACACAATACATTAATGGTAATCCTGGTAGAATATATCCACAATATTTAGCCCAATCAGTTATTAATTTAATCAGAGAAAAGTATCCTAAATTAACAATTATTGATTGTACTTTACCTAACGAGCCTGGTTATGAAGGAGCAATTAAATGTGATTTACATTGGTCAGCTTTACATGAGCTTTTAAAAGATGCTAAAACATATATTGCAATTGATTCTTGTTTGCAACATTTTTCTCCCTCTGTTAAAAAAAGAGGAACGGTTATATGGGGTAGTACTAAATGGATACAATATGGATATACTCATAACACCAACTTACATTATCATATGGGTAAGAAGTGGAATGATAGTAAATTTGATGCTAATGATCCAAGAAATGTATTAGTTAGTCCTGAAACAGTTTTTGATAGCTTTGAAAACCTATATAATTTCCCAAAAGAGAAAGAAATTGCTTGTGCCAAAGAGTAATTTTTGTAGTAAACAGACTTATAAATAGTACAAGAAGGTATATTATGAAAAAAGTATTAGTTGGAACGCCTGCTCACGATGGCAGACTAGAAGTATATTATGTACAAGCGTTGATGGAAACTATTAGTTATATGAAGACAAAACAGTTTGACGTACATCCTGTTTTTATGTCATATGATAGTTTAGTTCAAAGAGCTCGTAATGATTTGATAAAAATTGCAATTGAACAAGATTATGATTATTTATTTTTTATAGACAGTGATATGACATGGGATCCACAATGGATGTATGATTTAATACAAACTCCTGTAGATGTTATAAGTGGAACTGCTAGAAAAAAAAGTGATAATGAAATAAGCTTTGCAATAAAAATTAAATCTGACTTTGAAAATGCTAAACGTTTATCTAGTAATCAAGATGTTATGGAAGTTGCTGGTACTGGAATGGCGTTTACTAAAATAACAAAGAATGCTTTTACTAAAGTATGGGATATTAGTAAACCCTATAAGAATGGTGAGAGAGATAGCCGAATGGTTTTTGATATCGGTATTGATGATGAGGGAGAATTATATAGTGAAGACACTGCGTTTTGTAATAAATGGAAGAGTTTGGGAGGAACAACTTGGGTGAATATTAGTATGACTTGTGGCCACATTGGTTCTAAAGTTTTTACTGGTAACTTTAAGCAATATTTTGAAGAGTATGTTGATCGTTATGGTAAAAATAAAAAATAGGAAACAATGTCAAAGGCACGAAATTTAGCAGATTTAATTTCAGGAAATTCAAAGATAGAAGCAATTGAGATCGCTGATGGCGTCTTAACAGCTGCTAAGATGGCAGCTAATTCAATTGACTCAGCACAATATGTTGATGGTAGTATTGATACTGCTCATCTTGCTAATAATATTTCAATCGACACATCAGGCGCTTTAGTATCTGATGGTTTAACAGTAAATACAAATACTTTATATGTTGACTCTACAAATAATAGAGTTGGTGTAGGTACAACAAGTCCCGAAAACTTATTACATGTTTGTAGTACTGGAAATGCTCAATTTGAGATTACTAGAAATGCTGGAGCATGTAT